GGCCATATTCGCGTCACGTTCTGGGTATCGGGTGGGGCTTGACGCGAGCATGACGGGGCCGCGCCCCGGTCCCAACGGTGGCTGGTAGATGGCTTGCGTGTCACAGGTCCAGGGTGTCGGCGTGTGTTTGGTGGACATCATGTCGCCTCTTTGTTAGTGTGGTTCAACTCGTAGAGTCGGGCAGCCTCGCGGTAGGCCTCCGCCTGTCCCCGGTGGTATTGATGTTGCGAGCTTTTGCGCTGGGACTTGTAATAGGCTGCGCGGCGCTCACTCTCCATCGCTTGGCTAATCAGGAACTCGGCGAAGTCGCTTAACATCATAATGCCTTTCGTTGTCGTGGTTTGTATCGGTACTACAGTCAATATAGACCATATAGAGACGCGCTTGAGGTTTATTTTATCTTTCTTCAATATTGGCCCTAATCGTCAATTCAGGTGTGGTGGTAACGATACTACTACTTTGCCGCAGGGTGGCTAATTATTGACCACAACACAACAGCCAGGACATACCAAGAACCAGGGCCACTACTACGCGCGTGCGCGCGCGTCTCTTAGGCTAGAAAGATACTACCTCCGAACCAAGAGCAGGAGGGGCGCGGTGCGTTGTGCTGTCTACTTAGAAGGGCGGTCTATTCGGGGATGTGGATTTGGGGACGGTGTACGCTGAGGTACACATGCCGCCGCCCGCTCGTCTACTGCAACATAAATGTTGCACCTGGTGTACCTCACGGTACACTCACAACAAATCCAACAGGTGTGGTGAAAGTTCACAGGTGCCTGGATGCCCCTAGTGTGTTATCCTTCAGTCAACAGGAGGTGCATACGATGGCAGGCAAGAAGCAGGAGTTGACCAGGGCGACAGCGAAGCAGAACAAGGTAGGGCAGGTGGTCCGCCGGCAGGTGCGCGACCTTGACAAGCTACAGCAGGCGATTGCCGGCAGGGTGAAGGAGGGCGGACTGGACGCCAGCGACATCGGCCACCTCGCCCGGTCGACCAAGGTGTTGCACGAACTCGAGGCCAAGGCTCACGGGTTCAACGACCAGACGACCAAAGCCCCGGCGGTGGTGCTGATCCCTGTACCGTGCGAAGACATGACCGATTGGCAGGCCCAGGCCCTGAAGCTCATGAGCCAGGGCGCCGAACTGGCCCTACCAGCACGCGACCCAAGCAGGGGGCCCAATGGTGACGGGTAGACCTTCGGCCGCGAGGGCGGACGTGTTGGCTCGTTCAAGGGCCTCTGAATGGTTGCGGGAGGCAACGAGGTTCTCTGATACCAAACACGTAGAGTCGCGCCGCAGGCGTGGCCGTATGGGTTTAAGGGGTGGTGGGGGGTCTTGGTCTTGGGATTTACTACCTTTCATGCCCCCTCCCCCTATTTTGCCCAATATTCTTGGCTTTGCGTTTTCGTCACATTCTCACAGGAGGTCAAGTCGATGTTTGGTACTCTGATACGGTTGGTAAACTTGCCGTTGGTGGTAGCCGACGAGGTGTTGAGTCATGCCTGTGGTATGGGTGGGACTACGAATCGCGACGAGCGGCTGTTGAGTGGTCCACTGTCTGATGCTGCTGATGGCGTCGATAGTGTGGAGCGATCTGTTAAGCGCAGCGTTCGTCGGAGCAGCAGGAGACGCTGACCTCGCCCGCCTGAACTGTCCAGCGGCCTCGGGCGCCAGGGGCGCTGTTACTGGACGGATCTGTCTGAGGGGATGCCCACATTATGACACTCCGCGTAAAAAGATAACAGGTGTGAATTTTCACCACACATCCAAATGCCTGCAGTTATGGCTTTTGCCATTTTGTCAAGGCGTTGACAATTTGTCATTAGCTTTGCGGGAGGGTTTTTGTGTGTTATGATTGGTGTGTCCAGTTGGACACATAGTTTTTTTAGGGAGGTTGCTGGTATGCGTTTTGTTGGTTCGTTCTTCTTGGTGTTGGCTCTTTTTGTGGGTGTGGTGGCTCTTGGTGGTCCTGACCGGTCTGCTGTGTTTGACGACTGCACGTTCCACCAGTCGGTCGTTGGGGCCGGTGTGACGCTTGATACGCTGTGGTTTACGGCCTCCCAGGCCAATGCCGGCGCCGGCCTTGATTTTGACGGCTTGGCCGCGGCTGAGATTTCCGCGTGGCATCCCCCGAAGCAGGTTCCTGTTGGCGCGAATTATACTGGCGAGGTTCTGACGATCAAGCGTCCTGTCAAGACGGCGCTGTTGTATTCCCGGGTTCCTTTCACTTATCGTGCATTTGCGAACGGTGAGACGCCCCGGACGTGGTTTGACGTAGCTGATACTACCACATATATGTCTGGTAACGGCACCCCCGGCCTGGAGTACCCCTGTTGGGCCATTGTATCGTATCCGGACTCGATTTACATTGCCGAGGCCGGCGGCGACTCTGTTCAGTTGGATCTTGGTTACTGATTTGACGTAGTGTCCATTTGGACACAGTAGGTGGATAGCTTAACTGGGAGGTGCCTGATGCCTTGTACGGAATGTGGCTGTTTGAACGATTATCATTGTCCTCAGTGCCCGAACGGACCTGATGGCGTGTTGCATGAGGATTCATGTTCTAACTGCACCTGCGGCGCCCCGAACGGGTTCTCTCACACGCTTGATTGTCCTGTTGACTCTGTTGAGGGCAAGCACTTGGCTGCGCCGCTCATGGGCGACCCTTGGGCCCACCGCTCCACCGGTATGCAGTGCCGGACGTGTATGTGGTTCGTCACCAAGGTGGCGATTTCGAACCAGGGGCCCGATGGCGAGGCCAAGCTGGGGCGCTGTCGCCGTCACTCGCCGGCCGCGGGCCAGAAGCTAGGCTTCCCTGTTGTGTTTCCGCACGACTGGTGCGGCGACCACAAATTGGACGAGTCGAAGGTTTAAATTGGAGGTTGAGTCGTGATTTCGTGTCCGAATCAGTTTTGCGACACTGGCGAGAAGTTGACCGTACTGCGGCCCGGTGACCCGAAGGGTCCGTACTATTGCCGTTCGTGCGGCTATGTGGTGACGAAGGAGAAGACCGAGACGCTGGCTGCTTCTGCGAAGTTCAAGGCCGCTGTAGTGCCGCTAGCGCCGGTTGAGCCAGATGATCCCCCTGTTGAGGCAAGGGTGGCGGAGATCCCGCGGGAGCCCGCCAAGGCCAAGCCTGGCAAGATGGGCAAGGTCAAGAGCGCTCTACGTGGAACAAAGAAGTCGACCAAGAAGGGCGGAAAGAAATGAAAACCGAACACAAATTCGCCCTGATCATGCTGGTTCTATTCATCCTGGCGGCGTTCGCTGTCGTCAAGGACGTTCAGGCCGAGCCGTTTGGCTACGTCCACAAGGGCACCTATATGTGGGTCCCCGATACGGGCGCCAACCAACTACTGGACCTGCCGGCCCTGTTTGGGGTTATTCCTGATCTAATCATCGTCAGATCCCACCTTGGATCATCTGGCACGGATTTCCGCTTGCGAATGATCCAGACGAAGTGGACTGTCGGCGTCGGGCTTGATGACGACACCAATTCTGATTTGATCACCACGGCGTTGTCAGCAGCCCAGAAGGACACCTTGTTCGATCAGGGGGTTGGTGACAGCTTTGGGGCGGTGCCTGTTTCCGCGGCCGGAGAGACGTTCTACGGCAATTTTTATTGGGCGCTCGCGCCGGCCGCGACCGATACGATAGTGATTGAAGCCTACGACTCGGTGCGGTAATGAAGCGGCTACTGTGGCCATTGGTGATCATCTGTGCCGTGCTGTCCCTTATGGGCAACGTGGACCCGTCTCGTGTAGGGCCGGTCGAGATGGTTGGCTTGTCAAAGCAGCCCGGCGGCCAGCAGCCCGGGGCTGGGTGGGAAGAAATAACCATCATCCTGACGCCGAACGCGAGCATGACATACCCCGCCTCGGCCACGCACAACGACTCGTTATACACTGAACAATTCCTGGCTGATATAGCCGCAGCCGACGAGGTTTACGAACTTGGCACCGGCAAGGATATCCCAGAATTCGCGTGGACAATTCTCAAGGAAAACGACACCGACGGGTTCTATGGTTCCCAGTTCATTTACTCAACCGCTGATGTCCGGCAGGTAATCGACTCGGTTAACTACTTGAAACAGAATGTGGGGAATACCGCCGCTGGGCGCGAGGTGCCTGTTTTCTACGTCCCTTATGAGGATATTATTCCGGACCGTTCTACTATTGTTGATGCTACGAATTACTATTCCAATTTCAACACATTCTACCTGAACTTTGTGGACACGGTTATTTCCGTGATGCTTGATGCTCCAGGTGACTCGGCTTGGTATGAGAACAAAGGCGGCGTTGGGGTGACCAACTCCCCGAACTATGCCAAGGCGTCGTGGGATTTTCAGCAGGATACCAATGGCGGCTCGTGGTCTGATGTCTCACAGGGGTTCCCGTGGTCGGTGGATCTGTCTGCGGTTCCATACTGGGATTTAGGGGATTGCAATGACTGGTCTGGCAGCATCGAAGACAACTTCTTCCCAGCCTACAACAGCGGGACAGAGCGCCCTCGGCAGATCGAGTTTGATATTACAGACTGCGTTCAGTCGGCCGTAAACGGGAACGTAAACAATGGCATCATGTCGATATATCAGGAGTCTGAGAACACAGCAAGGCAGGCACTTATCTTTGGCTGGGACGCCTATAGCAGCGCCATAGGCCGCCAGCCATATATTAAAATCAAGTACCTGACCAAACGGTACGTTGCGCCGTACCCCGGCAACTCGGACGCCGTTGCGGTGTTTTCAACGGACGACTTCATTGCGGCCGACAACGACTCGTTCATTACGGTGTTTGATCGCCACAATATGAAATACACAATATTCGGCGCGCGGATTCATGTCGACGCTGCGAATATCTATCAGGCCGATATGGCCAAGATCCTGTCGTGGCGTGATGATGACGATATGGAGGTTGGGACACACTCTTGGCACCACAAGAACGATGTCGGAACCGAGGGGTTGCCTCACTGGCAACAGGTTGCCGGGGAGATCACACAGGCGGTCGTGGACTCCATCGTAGCCGACTCGCGCCCTGATTGGCTCTACGCGCTTGCTGATTCTGCAGACGGCGACAGTAGGGCTGACGACCTTTATTTTGGCAAGTCAATAGCCCTGCCGAACAACAGGTACAGCGGCGAGGTTATGAACGCCATTGTTGATCACGATTATCTGACAATGCGCACCGGTTCGATGGACTTGTATACGAGGGACTTTTACTACCAATCAGTCGGTGTATTCGCGCCAGCAAGGGCAGACTCTTCCATGTCAGGGGCCCCGTCTCAGTATGGACGCAGGGCTAGAAATATGCTTGGCGTTGCCCCGACTGTTGAGGTAAAACAAATCGTTGGAGCCAAGGATAGCGTCACGTTTGACCTGGATTCCGTTGCTCACAACATGCGCCGTTTAGTCAATCAGATCCGCGGGCAGGACCGTGGCGAGATTGTTTTGTTCTGGCATGAAACCAAGTCCTACGGTCCCGATTGGTATGACGAGGGCGTGGACCCAGACGAACTAGAAGTCATTTGTGATGTGCTGGACGAGTACGGAATCCCCACTATGCGGGCCAGCGAGCTTGGCCGGCACCGTCGGTCTGGTGCTGTGGAGGTCACGACTCCTTACGGGTACGCGGCAAACGATAGTTTGAAATTTAGCCTGGGTGACCGGGTGTGGTATATCCCAAACGGTGTTGACGAGAGACACATACGTGGGGTGCGCACCACCAGGGCAGAGGCGGCTGCCATTGATGTCCCCGAGGCCCCTACCGGGCTTGACGTGGGAACTGAGCCCACCTCGGCGTATCTGTCGTGGGAGGCCAACACCGAGGGCGACCTTGCCTCGTACAGCGTATATCGCAAGATTGACGCTGGCGCCTACGCCCTGTATAAAGACAACATCCCTTCGGCATGGTACAACGATATCTCCATCGCCGCTGATTCTGCGACTTACTATTACAAGGTGACTGCCGTAGACGATGACTCTAATGAGTCTGGTTTTAGTGGGGAGGCAACGTCAACCCCAACCGTGATCCCGGTTGTCTCCTTCACTGGCTTTCAGTTGGATCAGCCAACGATGTCTTCTGGCAATGTGATAGTAGACATAGCTGATGCCAGCCTAAATACCCCTGCTTTTGTTCGTATAGTGCACCGTAGGCACGATGCAGCGATAGACACTGTGGGCGCTGCGTGGACAGCCACGAAGTCGGCGAATTGGAACGGCCTCTATGACTCGGGAGTCGCTGAATCTGGGTACAATGCAGATGTCGGCGGCATTGACCTAACATGGGTAGCCGGGGTTGGACAGGACCATTACCACATGCAAATGCAACCCTCCGGGGGGTCGTGGTCAGACGTAGACACCACTATTGCGGGTGGCGCCACAACCTATGATCATGACGCCACTGGGTCGCTCAACCCACCAACCCGTGACAGGATGCTGTACCGCATATTCGGGGCCACCGCTGATGATTTACTGAGCGCCGTTGCGGTCATAGATTCCATATTCTACAATCAGACCGTAGGGGTTTATACCAGCATACACGCAGTCAAGGACACTGACGCCTATTATGCCGGAACCGAGACCCCGGTAGCCACTGTGGAGGCGTTGTCGGTCTATACAAGCGTTGCGGACACTGGCCCGGATACCACACCCCCCGATACTACTGGCGTGTTCGCTGGCGTTGTTGTGGACACCACCAATGGGAGTAACATAAAACTCACGCTCACTGATATGACCATCAATGAGATTGGGCAGGTTGAGTTCCAGTGGTCCAATGATGTCAACTCTGGGTACTACGGTGACGGCGTTTGGAGCGAGCCCGCATCGTCCACGGTTGGCGACACCATCTTTACCACACTAGCCCTTGATGACATAAACCCAGCAGGTGCGGCCAATGTAGAGATCTTCACACGGTTTCGCCTGCGAGATACAGAGGGTACGCCAAACGTGAGCGGGTGGAGCCTGCACCAATCGGTATTTACGAGGTTCGACCCTGCTGACGATGACTCAGTTGGTTACGGCACCATCGCCACGGATTTTTCGAGGAACGTGGACAGTGACGACTGCTACGCTGGAAAGATTGTCATGCCCAGCACTAGCAGTGTGGTCAGTGGTAGCTGGTACATCGAAACACTGGATAACGACTTCAACATAAAGATGGGGCTATACGGGACTGATGACGCGCTAAAGGCCAGCGGCACGGCGCTCAGTGTGGGGCTCACCGGGTATCACGTAGTCACGTTCGACACCCCATACGCAGCGACAATCGGGGAAGAGTTGTACCTGATGTTATCAGTTGATGAGACCAGTACAACCAGCGCAATAGTCTGGTTCGACAGCGAAGAAAACACGCCGACCCTGATAGGCGAATATATCCAACTCAACTATGGATCGTTCCCGCCCGCGAGCCTAACGACCCCAACTACCTACACCAACCGGAGGTTCTCGGCCTATGTTACGTTTGAGTAAACTGACAATCGCCGCTGCTTTCCTTTGCCTCTCCACCGTGGCCGTTGCCGCCCCGGTCGTAACCGGACTCGGCACCTCCATCTTTGACCACGGCACATCTGCCACAATCAGTGTCACGAACCCGGGAACAAAAAGTACTGTCCCACCCCACATCTGGGACAACATGGAGACCGGGGGTTTCCACCCTAACTGGGGCGGTGTGTCCGTAGCCAGAATTAACACCAGTGACGCGAGGCACGGGAATTCAGCCTATAATGGCAACCACAACTTTCAGGGCAGTGGTGGTGACGGTTACTACGGGGCCTTTGAAGCCCCCAGCGATACGAGAAGCGCAACATGGTTTTGCCAGTATTGGTTCAAGCTGGACACAAACTGGAACTGGGGCGCAGGCCCGGCTGGTAGTGCCGACGCTAATTTAGCCAACGTGAAGATGTTTAGGTTGTGGCACGCCGGGGGGCAGGAAAACCTCTCGTTTGCTTCTTGGAGAAACGGCCTTATGCAATACAGCATGGAGCTTATTGAGCCGCCGCAGCAACAGCGAGATTTCTATTCCAGAAGCAACTTCACCCCCGGCGTGTGGCAATGCTTTCAGTTTGAGTTTATCTCAAGCGATATTGGAGTGGCAAATGGGACATTCAGGTGGTGGCACAACGGATACAGGGTTGTCAACAACACCACCTTTATGACCCGCCAGAATCTCGCCACCTACAAGTATCCGCTGATCCTTGGGTTCTTCAACTCTTGGATAGATGGCGGTACTGACCGTGACGACTTCTACATTGACGATGTGTATATCGACACCTCTCTGGCGCGGGTTGAAGTGGGGGACAACGTTGACTATAACTCGTGCACGCACCGCGAGGTGCAGATCCCGACAGCTTGGGCCAATGACGAAATTTCATTCACCGTGAACACCGGGTCTTTCGATGGCGAGGCCGATGCGTACATTTTCGTAGTGGATGAGAATGGCGTAAAGTCCGCCGGGTTCCCGATAGTTGTGGGGCAGTCCGGCGGCGGCCTTGTTGAAGGACCGGGAGACATTACCGACCCACCGACAGATCTTACTGCAACCGGAGGAAATTGATATCAATATCACAATGGAAAATATTAGAAAATACTGGGTGATCATCGTCGCCGCATTTGGTGTAGTTTCTGCGTTGGTTGTTGGCGAGGTTAAGCGGGCGGTGATCTTTGAGAGCGTCGCCGAATCGCAAAAGGTATTACTGGAAACCAATGCAACTCAACATGAAGATTTTAACAAGAGGCTGACTACTGGTGAAGTGTGGCGGGCTCGTCGAGAAGGATATGAGGCCGCTGTGGCCGAAATGGAAAAGAGAAACGCTGATGGCAATTGATCTGGTAAAGATCAAGGGGTCGGCCGCGATGTCGGCTCTGATGAAAAAACTGCGGGGAGGCTCGCAGTCGATACTGCCATTTTCCCCAGGCAAAGGGACCGGCACAAAGTCATTCAAGGGAAAGACGCCGAAGCGCATTAAGCAGTTTTCGGCACCGAGGCAGAACCCGGCCCTGTCTGGCGGGCTCAACGCAATAAGAAGGAAAAAGTAGTGGCGCAAGTTGCATGGCAACCCCAAGTAGGACCACAGGAACTATTCGTGCGCTGCCCAGCGTTCGAGGTCCTTTATGGTGGCGCCCTTGGTGGCGGCAAGACCGACGCTCTGCTTGGTGACTATGCCCGCGGTATCCCCAACGGGGAGGGCTGGATTGGTGTATTCTTCCGCCGGCACATTAATGACATGGACGCTGTTATTCGCCGGTCGAAGCAGATATTCCTGCCGATCTACGGCCCGCGGTGCTTCAATGCCTCGAAGAACGAGTGGCGGTTCCCAAATGGCGCCGTGCTTCAGTTCCGCCATCTTGAGCGCGATGATGACGTGGACCATTACCAGGGGCAGGACTACCAGTGGGTTGGTTTTGACGAGTTGACCCAGTGGGCAACTGACTTCCAGTACACATACATGATCTCCCGTTTGCGCTCCGCAAAGGGCGTACAGCCGCGTATCAGGTGCGCAAGCAACCCGGGCGGCCTGGGGCATCACTGGGTAAAGGCTCGCTTTGTTGACCCTGTAGCGCCGATGGTGGCTCAGGTCATCAGAACAAAGCGCAAGGGCGTGGAGAAGGTTTCCCATCGGGTATTTATCCCGGCGAAGCTATCGGACAACAAGATCCTTGATGAGGCCGACCCCGATTACGCAGATCGCGTTAGCGAGAACCTTGACCCGGTGCTGGCTGCCGCATTGGTCGAGGGCCGCTGGGACATCGTGGCCGGCGCTGCGTTTACCGAGTGGGACCCAGACGTCCATATCATAGATCCGTACCCGATCCCAACGGACAAAAAGATCTGGCGGGCGCTTGACTGGGGATACAAAGAGCCGTTTGCGCTTGGGTATATGTTTGAGTACGACGGCGATATCATCTTGGGAAGCGAGATGTACGGCTGGGGCGGAAAGCCCAACGTTGGTTGCGAGATGCCGCCTGAAGAACTACGCCGGAAAATGGAGAGCTTTGAGCAACTTAACGACCTCTATATCCCAGTGGGCTTGGTTGATGGCCAGGTAATGGAAGAGAAGGGCCACGGCGGAGGGTCGGTATACGAACTTCTGGGCGGCCGCGACATGGGCTGGAAGGCATGGCCTAAAGGCCCACACAGCCGCGTCCAACAGAAGCAGGTTTGCCACCAGTATCTTTCGGTGACCAACGGGAAGTCTCGGTTCAAGGTGATGCGCCACTGCCACCACTTCATCAGGACGATCCCGTCGCTGCCTGTTGACAAAAAGAACCTTGAGGACGTAAACACTAACGCTGAAGACCACATGTACGATATGTGGCGAGGTGGGCTGACGATGAGGGTGCGTTCAAGAGACGAGTTGCGGAGACGTGCCCAGCAGCGTCGCAACCGAAGGAATAAATACGTTCAGGCGAGCGACCTTCCATACGGAGGATCTTGATGGCTATTGTTGTGAAATCACGGGCCGCACAGAACGAGATCAGGGATCTTGTTCGTGACAACTGGAAGCAGATGAAGGACGAGCGCTCTGTCCGCGAGGAAACATGGAAACGCTGCGTATTGTCCTACCTGTGCGAGCATGACAAGAAGTGGGTCCAGTTCGCCAAGCAAGCCAATCGCTCCCATCGGTTCGTAAACCTCAATGGCGATGCAGTTGAGACGGTCACACCCCAGATCATTGACGCGGTGTTCGGTGTTGAGGACTGGCTGCAGTTGCGGCCGCTGGTCCCGGGTTTCGACCAGAGCGATGATAAATACGCCGAGCAGATGAAGCAGTTGGCCAAGTACCAGATGATGTTCGGCAAGTACCGGCAGACCGCAAGTCTTGGGCTCAAGTCCATGATGATCACCGGTAACTGCCCGTGGACGATGGCGTGGAAGACCATGAGTGCGCCCGACTACCTGCGGACCAACGAGGCGATGGAGAAGTGGCTGGAGGATATAGCTGAATATCACGTTGAATTCGAGCAGATAAAGAGTGAGTACACTCAGGTAAAGGAGCAGTTGGCACTGCTTGGTCAGCCGCCGCCCCCACCGCCCGAGTTCGAGGAACCCCCGCGGCCGCCTGTCGAGACTGACCTTATCTTCCAGGGCCCGGTCCTTCAGATCATGAGCATTTTCAACTATGTTCAAGAGCAGCACCCGAACGACGATTTCTCCAGCCTGCGGATAGGCCGGTCTTGGAGGACCACCGAGTATCTGAAGAAGCTGGCCAAGCCAGACGAAGACGGATACCGGCTGTACGAGAACATCGAAAAGATCAACGAAACCAGTAGTGAGGAACGCGAATCAGACAACGAGGCCGAGGCCCTGTTCAAAATGGCTATGGGTTTGGAAATGCCACACGGCGTTGACAAGAACGAGGTCAAAGAGATGCACGGCACCTTTGAATTGAGTGGTGCCCACGGAAACAAGGGACTCTACGAGAATTACATTGCCACCATCGCCGGCAACACCCTGATCCGCTGTGAGCCGTCTCCGATGTATTCGGGGCGCCCGCAGTTGAACAATGCGCGGCTGATCAAGCTGGATGGCGACCCGTATGGCACGGGGATAATCGAGAAGGCCCTGGACGAACAGGACACCGCCAACGCGATCCATAACCAGAACATCGACGCGGTAAACACCGTGATTCAGCCGGAAATGGAGGTCGTGGAGGTTGACCTGACCGACGGCGAGATGAAGCCCAGCGGCCCCGGGGTTCACCACATGGTCGAGCGGGCAAATACGATCACGCCTATCGTTAAAAACTTCCAGGGTATCCCGATGGGGTTCGAGGCTGAACGTGCGTCCATTGCCCGTCACGAGCGAATCACCGGGGCGATTAACACCTCTGGCGGGTCTGACGAGTCGGCCACGCGCACGGCGCGGAACACCAATGTCATTGCCGGCAAGCTGGGGAGCCATGTCGTAGATTTCGAGGATGAGTTCCTGAATGAGTCCATGAATATCTCTTTCGAGATGAACGCTCAATACTTGACCGATGAGCAGATTATCTCGATTACTCAGGACGGCAGTTTGTCTCAGTTAAAAATCGACCCAGCCGCCATACGGCGGGGCTGGTACGTCTATTCTGCAGGGTCCAAGCACCTCGCAGAGAAGGACCAGAGGATACAGCAGTTGCTCATGGCGCAGCAGATGGTCGACGGCGCAGCGGCCTCTGGCAGGCCAACCCCGGTTCGCGAGGCCGAATTGTGGACGCTGACTATGAAAGAGATCCTCGGGGACATCAGCGGATCGCTGGTCATGTCTCAGGAAGAATTCGAGGCTAAGTTGGCTGAGTTTGAACAGAAACAGATTGAAGCCCAACTAAGGGAGGCTGCACTTGCCCAGCAAGGAACGGATCAAGCCGGCGGAGGCGCGGGCCAAGACGGCGGCGGCGGCGTCACAGGGACACCTGGGGCCGCTTAACGAGTTTTTGAACAGCGAGCTTGACGAAGCCCTGAAGCCTCTTGAGGTGACGGGCGGAGAGTGGCCGTTCAAAAGAGCAGAGAAGGACGGAGAAGCCAGGATGGCCTCAAAGATCATCCGGTGGATCGAAAGACACAGTAAACCTTCGCCTGACGGGGCGCAAAACACGGAGGACTAACAATGGGTAACTTCGATGATGTCAGAGAATTGAACGATATTGCCGAGATGATGGATGCAAATCCTGATGCTTTGGCCGAACCAGAGCCGGCTGTAAAGCCCGAGGTTGAGGTCGAGCAGGAGCAAGTCGTTGAGCGTGAAGTTCAAGAGCAAGAACAATCGTCCGGCGGGCTGGCCGATGCACTGGAAGTCAAGGAAGATGCACCTGTGACTGTTGACGACATTTTGGGCCTCAATGGCCGGGAATCGTCGCCAGTAGAAGAACAGGAGCCGGCCGCGAGTAATGCGACCGAGGAAGCTGTCGAGCCGAAGACTTCCAGCGTTGAGGACCGTCTTGCCGAGTTGGCGAAAGAGAAAAAGGAACTTCGCGAGCAGGTTGATATTCTGACGAAACGCGCCTTGCAGGAGCCGGCGACAGCGCCCGGGACCGAATCGGAAGCCGACCCGGCCAGCGAGTTGAACGACGACGTGAAGGACTATATGCAGCCCTACACTGACGCGGCAACCGCGGACCTGCGAGAAGAGATTGCGCAACTCAAAGAGGCCGCGGCTCCCCTGTTGAAGGAGAAGCAGGACCGCATGATGGGTGAAGCAATTGCCGAGCGTGTCGAAGGATTCAAAGCTGAGAACGTACAGGACCTTTACAAGGAACTGGACGGAATGTCCGAAGAAGACAAGGCCATATTTGGCGACAGTTTTGGCGGGGCAATTGCACTCGCTGGTCAGATGGTGAATCGCGGCGCGTTCGCTGATGACAAACCGACCAAAAAGCAAACACCGAGCAGGTTGGCTGCTCGTCACCACAGCGAAGCCGGCGGGCCTGCCCCGTCGCAAGCTGCTGAATTGAGTGACGAGGCGAAGCTGCAAACGCTCATGAATATGGACCCAGAGGCGTTCCTCGCGCAAAGCGAGAAAATGGGACTGGGCTGACCTGAAGGAGTCCGAAAATGTCCGGTTTTAACACTATGGCCGAATTGCGGGCCTCTGGTAGTGATTCAGGTACGATGCCCCTGTTGACTCAGGGCTTCTACTTCAAGACCTACCTTAGTGTCGCAATGCCGAAGTTGGTCCACGACCGCTTCGGAATGAAGGCGACCTTGCCCAAGGGCAATGGCGAAACCGTTGTTTGGCGGCGCTGGTTGAAGCTCGCCATCAACACCACCCCGCTGGCCGACGGCATCACCCCTCCCGGCAAAAAGCTGGCCTACGAGAACGTCACTGGCGCTGTCAAATGGTACGGCGACTGGGTGGGAATCACCGATCAGGTGCAGTTCTTCTCTCCTGATCCTGTCCTGAGCATCGCGACCCGGCGCCTGGCCGAGCAGTCTGCTGAAACCGCTGACGTTATCACGCGAGACGTGATCAACGCTGGCACCAGCTTCCTGCGGGTCACCGCTGATGGCGCTAGCCCGACCGTTGGCGTCGGCGTTCGTACCACCGTCAATGGCGTCCTGACTGCCACGGCGATGGATTCGATCCTGACGATGTTCGAGGCTGCGAACGCTACCATGTTCCACGGCCAGATGAACGCCAGCACCAAGATTTCCACGGAACCCTTGGCGCCGGCTTACATCATGATCGTTCACCCCCATGTGGCTCACAGCTTGAAAAAGCTGAACACCTTGGCTGCTATGGGTGAGGATTGGACCCCGCGTGAGCGGTATGCCGCCGGCAACGTGGCGTACCCGACGGAGATCGGTAGCTATCGCGGCTTCCGTATCCTGACCTCCACGCTGGCCAAGGTCTGGCCTGACACTGGCGGCAACACCACTGTTGGCACGACCAACAACGGAACCGCTGTCTACCGTTCGACGACTGGAACCACGCTGGGCGACGTTTACTCGTGCCTGTGCTTGGCCAAGGACGCCTACGGTGTCGTGAAGCTGGCTGGAAGTTCGGCAACGTACTTCAACAAAGCCGGTGGCAACGCCGATGCTTTGCACCAGCGCTCGACCGCGGGCTGGAAGTTCGCAAAAACGAGTGTCATTCTCAACGAGACCTACATGGCTCGTATCGAAGTTCTGGCACAGTGGTAACACCAATCCTTGAAAGAGGTGAAAACAATGGCGACTGAAGCGATCACTTATAGCAATCCCGGCGGCGAATCTTCGGCGAAGGCGATGGCGTCTGGCCTGCTGACTTCTGACGGAACGATTGCGACGTTCTTGATCGGGTTTGTCCCGTCCAAGATCGTGCTTTACAACATGACCGATGCCACCAACCCCGATGTCTACATCTGGGTCAAGGGCTTGGCCGTGTCGAACTGCCTTCTGATCACCGGGTCTACCGGGTTCATCACCAAGGGCGTTACGGCTGTTGCTCTTTACGGCGACACCGAGGACGACACTTGGGACGGCACTGGTGGCGACAGTACCGCTGACGGTCACGGGTTCTCGATTCCGGCGGCTCTGCTGACGGACGCGGATACCTGGGTCTGGGAAGCGCACCGATAGACGAGAGAGAGGGGGCGCTTCGGCGCTCCCTCAACCAACAATCACTTCGCCCGCCGGGGCGCAAACTACGGAGACTTTCAAATGACAAGCAAAACCGACCTGACCCAAAAAGAAGTTGAGGCACTGGCCTCGCAGGAGTTGGCCAGAGAGGCGAGGACCAAGCTGGACCCGTCTGACCCGACAAATTTCAACATCCACAAGAACCACCCGTTGCCAGAGGACTTCGAGAACCCGCCCATTGGCGACCCGGGGCATTTCTGCATCGACCGCGCCAAGAACTACCGGCCTGACTGGGTGCAGTTGAACATCATGAAGAACCGGGACAAGCAGATCGACCCGGTTGTATTCCCGCTGGGTGGGAATATCTATGAGGTTCCTTTGGACCGCTGGGTTGACGCTCCGCCGGAGATCCTGATTTCGCTGAAGGACGCCGTGGAAACGGAACACCTGACGAACTGGGATAGCAATAAGGTCCGCTTGGGCGAAGAGATCGAAACGTCCACCATTACCCGTCGGCGTTTTTTCTGGGAGACTTTCCCCAGCGCAACCGTTTAGGAGCGATGCAATGAAGAAGATCCTGCTGTTTCTGTTGGTGGCCCTGCTGGTCGCTGGTACGGCGTTCGGCGCCACGACCTATCGGTATGGCGATGTTGTGCAAACAGTCCGTGGTGACGCACTGGGCGGCGCTACGGTCACGGTCTATTCGGCCAACACCACCAACCTCGTCACGCTGTACTCGGGCGTGACGGACGCTTTTCCGGAGATCACCAATCCTACGGCCACCGATGGATACGGCAGGTATTCTTTCTATGTCATTGAGGGCAACTACGACGTGGTTGTTTCCGGACCGAACATCACGACCTACACGGTCGAGGACATCCGGGTGTTTGGGGCGGCTTACGATACGCCGTGGTATGACGTGACGGATTATGGGGCTGTTGTGGACGACGACTTGGACGATACTGCATCAATTCAGGCAGCCATAGCGGCGGCAGACGTGGACAGCTTCTCTGTTGTCTACTTCCCCGGCGGCAATTACAGCATTGATGCCTCTACGGCTATTCTTTCTGGCGACTACATGACGTTCGATCTCACTTCTGGTGCCAAGCTTCAAGCCATACCCGGCACCGATTCGTCTTACGATATCTTGCGAATTGAAGCTAAGTCCAACGTCACTGTTCTTGGTGGAAACTTTTACGGAGAAAGGACAGACCACACAGGAACTACAGGCCAGTCTGGAATGTGCATCAGTATTCGAGGTTCTGATAATGTCAAAATCTCTGGTGCGAATATGTCATACGCTTGGGGCGATGGACTGTACATCGGCACGTCCAGTGGTACTCAAAGCACCAACGTCTTCGTAGACAACTGCTACTTCTTTAACAACAGGCGGCAGGGCGCGTCGCTGACCCACGCTGACAACGTAGTGTTTTCAAGCTGTACGTTTGACAGCACGAACGGCAATGCTATTGTAGCCACCGCGCAAAGCGGTGTAGACATTGAGCCCAATGCCGGAGAGACGGTCACGAACGTAAGGATCGCAAACAGTCATTTCCTGGACAACGAAGGTGATGGGGTTTTGGTCACGGGGACCACCGGAACGGCGAGCGACATCACCATCATTGGTTGCACGTTCTCTGGTAACGCATCCGAGACAACCTCTCGTGCGGCAATCAAGGTTTTCACGGCGCCAAACGTATCAATAACCGGCAACACGATAATGGACTCGGACAACCAAGGCATCAGGGTTGATACCTCGTCGCGGTGCAGTGTTTCGAATAACTCCGTAAGCAATACGCAGATTGAGGGTGTCTATGTTAAGACATCCACTGACTGCACGATCACCGGAAACACGGTGCATCAGGCGGGACTGGCCGCTGACGACACCTATTACGCATATCAGTTTATTTCGTCATGCGACAATATACAGGTAAGCGGTAATGTGTCATCCATCGGCGCGAGCGGGAACAACCAGAAGCACGGGATTGTAGTTGAGTCGTCTACGTTGGTTAACGTACACAGCAATAGCCTTGAATCTGTTTCTGCTACGTTCCTCCATACCGGCACAAACTCTGTTGGTGAGATTTATGGCTCCGGTAGCCCCGAGGGTGTTTTCACCGCCCCTGTTGGTTTTAGATATTCTGATTATGACGGCGCTGCCGGGTCAATATCTTATCTCAAAGAGTCGGGAGCGGGAAACACCGGCTGGGGGGCTGTGAGAACGGGCCTCGCATACGGTGCGATGTACCAGCACGACACGGGAACCTCCATCACGTTCGGGGCGGCTAACGCGGACTCGATAATCGGTGGCTGGACGACAGGGACCGTTTCTGACTTCACTTTCGGCGCGGCGTCAAGAGCGCTCATAGCCGGGTCAACAGGCGTGTACCTTGTGAATTGGGGCATATCTGCACAGACGGGAACTGCAAACAAGGACTATGAATTTGCCGTGTCGGTGAATGATGTTGCCCAAGTAAGTTCGTCTCAGCAATTCAGGGTTACGGCCACAACGTCTGACAGGACAGCCAGTGGAACGGCCATCGTGTCGGTGACTGCCGGGCAAGCAATAAAGCTGGTTGTGAGGAACGAGACGGACACCACCACGCTAACAGTGAATCATGCGAATCTGACAGCCTACAGGGTGAACTAGGAGTTGAAATGGTAGTCGTAGGATCAACAGGAAATGAGCGCACGCTGCTGCAAGCAGTGGTCAGGGTTATGAACAACTCCGGCAAGGGGACCATCATCTCGGTGGCCAGCCCGACGCGCCACGTCACAATGGCGATCAATGCCGTGCAGGACGCACGAGACGACATCTTCTACAAGAAGTTGTGGCAATGGCGCCTTGAGCATTTTGAGATCGACTTGGCAGTTGGTCAGATGTGGTACGAGTTACCGGGTGACTATCACAAGATGGCTTCGCCCCTGTCGATGAACCGGGCCGATAAAATGATCACCTATATGTCCTATGACAACCTACTGAAGGCATGGCCGTTCCTGCGGTCGTTCCCGCCCGGATCTGGGGTTGGCGACGCCTCTACGGTGGCTCAGTTCGCCGCCCAGACAGACACCCTTGGAGAGCCGGACAATTACACCATTTGGCAACAGGACTACTTGGGCTTTATGCGTGTACCGGACACCGACTTTGTGGCTGACGAGGGATCGTTGTTTGCCCATTACTGGAAAGACGCCCCGATCCTGACCAGCGACAACGACGACATCGGCCTGCCGCGTGAGTTGTGGTCAGCCCATGACCTATTGGCAAGCTCCCGCATGAAGAAGGGGCTGGAGCAGAGCGACTGGCGCGATGAGAAGATTGAGGGCCTGCGGCTATTGGACGAGCGCGTTGCCGGCCGCACCGAGGATCAGGATACAGACGTGAACCATAATCAGCAGATCAACTACAACGAGTAGGCGATATGGGATACGAGAAACGTCCGCAGCAACCAGTGATTCGCCAGTTCGGTGGGCTAAACACCCGCGACTCTGAGATCGGCCTGCCCGGCAACGACAGTCCGAGCATGAGGAATGTGGACCTGCACCCAGAGGGGTCAGCGAAGCAGAGGGCGGGCATCGCGGCCGAGACGACCCCGGCCGCTGTTGGGACCAACCCTATTGGAGCGGTCATGCGGCTGGATCAGCCAGAAGAGGGCCGCGGCTGGGTCTACATTATCTCCAACGGAATTATCTACCGCACCTTGGAGCCCGCTGTCTGGTCGTGGGAAACTCCGACCACCGCTTTCACCATGCCGACACAACAGAGCTACGGTCGAGAGAACGCTAGGTTCAACAATGGCACTGAGTACGTTGCCTGCCTGTATATCTGTCGCAACGACGGGGCGCCTATCGTGGCTAAGGGCCTGGCTACGCCAACTGGCGACACTGAGGCGCTTGTGCAGTACGCCCAAGGGACAGGTACGGTCGGGGTGCCTGCCGTTGGTTCAGGGACGCTGGGGTATCCTGCATCGTGGGGCGCCGGACACTGGCCAACCCACATGAGGATGATGAACAGCGGGCGGGGCTCAAGGATGCACGCTTGGGGTATTGCTGACGACCGCAACAAGATTTACTACACGGCAATGGATATCCCTTGGCACTACGGCCCGAACGATATCGACATGGACATAGATAACTTTGTTGCGAGCGAAATAGACGGTGGGTTCTACTACGTCAACCGGGGCGATGGCGGCGTTGTGGTGTCGGTCATTGATATGTATGCCTACACGGTGGTCTTTAAACGCCACCGGACCTACCTGTTTACTGGTGACCCGTCCGATGCGGCAGACAACTACTGGAACCCCATAGGTGAAATTGGCATCGGCTGTGTGAGTGACAGGGCATGGCAAAAGGTCGGAAACGACATCCTGTTCTGGAGCGAGGATGGCCCAAGGTCGCTGGCCGCCGTGCAGGAGTATGGCGACTTGGCTCAGGCCAATCTGGGCTTCAAGATCAACGACGAAGTGGCTTCTATTGCACCTGGAAATTACGAACGGATCTGCTCGTTCCATGACGTAACAAATATGCGGGTGATCTGGTATGTACCAGAGAACGGGAGCGCGTACAACAACGCGGCTTACGTCTATTACTACAACACTCAGAAGTGGGCGAAGTGGACCGGTTCGGCATCTGAGATGATGGACGTTCAGCGCATCACCTCGAACGCTTCAAATGCAGACCGGGCCATTGGTGGGACCTACGAAGATGGCATGGTGCTGTTGCAGTCTACGAAGTACGACATTGCTGCCGACATCGACGCCGAGTACGTCACCAACTGGATCAACTCTGGTGAGATATCAGACGCCACTCGCGTACTGTGGCTGGACGTTATGTTCGGTGACGACGGGCCGGAAGTGGACATCTACTACCAGACGGACCTAAACGACGACTGGATACCTATTACTCGCTTGGAGCGTGTCATGGGTGGCACTGGGACAGCCTGGGGAAACTTCGCATGGGGCTCTGCCGCTTGGGGGATCACTGGCAGGTCCATGCGCCGGTTCGAGCTTGACGACCTTTTCAATATCATCAGGTTTAAGTTTGCGAAGACGAGCCATAAGGGCTTTGAGGTAATGGGTTATCGTCTCGAAATGAGACAGGAAGGATCACGACCATGAGTTGGATTGCTGTACCTGTACCACCAGAAGAAGTCACCGCGGAGGCTCTGTTTGAGTTGGCTAAGAAGCACCGGCTCATCCCTGAAAACGTTTCTAATGCCGTAGACCACTACCGCGATCTGAGTGGGTGTTGTGCCTTGATCCAAGTTGAGACCGAGGACACTGGTGAAAATGTTGGAAGCCTGATTGTGAGCAGCATTGTTGATGGCGATTCGGCCCGGGTCGATTTCATTCCCCGGCCGCAGTTTTTTTCTCCAATCCTGAAGGATGGGTCACGAAATCCAGAGGATTTCCTTGGCATGGCCGAGGACGTCATGCGACCGGTGTTCGAGCGCCTCATGGAGGGCCGCGGGTTGAACAGGCTTACCGCAACGGTTCCGAAGTCGAGAAGTCGGACTTTCAAAGCTCTCAGGGCTTGTGGGTTTAGGAAAGAGGGCGTGATGCGGGATGCTGTAAAGTTTTCTGGACGCGACCTTGAGGATATGGTCATTATGGGTATGCTGCCCAAAAAGGAGTAGTCATGGGCTTTCTGGGTGATTTCTTTGGGAAAAAGGGCCTCAATGCTCGCATTGGAGCGGCAACCGGATTTGTGGCGAGCGGGGGGAATCCTCTTGGCGGTATAGCTGGCGGCTTGGCTGGGTTTCAGTCCGGAGGCGACACCGCCACCAGTTCTACAAACACGACCGGCACCAGCCAGATGCACCTGCGCGATCTGACCCCAGAGGAGCGCGCATTGCAGACGGGGGCTTTCGGGGCAGTTGCGGCCAACCAGGGGCTCACGCCAGAGCAGGCGAATGAGTTGCGGCAGTCTGAATTCGACCGGATTTTCGGTTCGTCGTCACGAGCAATCAACACCTCGTTCAATCTGGCGCAGGACCGAGGGTTTGCGTCCGACGCTCGCCGTGGCCTTGCCGGCGCTTCGGCGTCTAG